CTGCTTGTGCTATGTTATTATTTATGAATAAAACATGCTTTCGTGGAATGTACCGCGAGGGACCGCATGGGTTTAATGTTCCGTTTGGAAACTATAAAAATCCTTCAATTTTGGACGAAGAGCATATAAGAAATGTATCTAATTTAATAAAAGATGTAATATTTATTAATTGTAATTTTAGTGATGCTTTAAGTAAAATTGGTGAAGGTGATTTTGTATATCTTGACCCGCCTTATGCGCCAGAAAATGACAAATCATTTGTATCATATACATATGATGGTTTTAATTTAGATAATCATAATATGTTATTTAAAGAATGTAAAGCAATGAAAGAAAAAAATGTTAAAATGTTAATGAGTAACTCAAATGTTAAGCTTGTAAAAGATGCTTTTACATCGCCTACATATAATACAAAAATTATAGTATGTAGAAGAGCAATACATTCTAAAAAACCCAATACACAAACAAATGAAGTTTTAATTAATAATTAATAATTAATCCACTCATCAAGTTTAGAGTAATAATCATCATCATCTCCAAACAATACAGGAATATTATTTTTTCTATTTGATTCATTAATAATTTTCCATTTTAAATGGTCTGAATTATATAAATTTTTTAGATATGTTGAAATACAAAATGCATATTCCACTTTAAAACTGTTACCCAAACAAGTCGGATACTCCACAAACTTAAAATAAGAACCGAGGCATAACTTATCTTCCACACTACCGCCACTGTTTTGGTTTTTCTTTTCCAAAATCTTTACACAAATAGCGTGAGTAATATTATCTATAATAATATATGCCTCGTCTACCTCTCTAAAAAGTTTTTTTTGATGAAATTGACACATATAATATTTCAATCCGTTTTGCTTAACATAATGAATAGTATGCGTAGGTGTTAGTTTTTCAAGATAATATCCATATTTTGTCTTTTCCTTTCCACTAATATTTTTACGAACAAACCCATTTGAAATAAGCCGGTGTTCATTATCTGTCTTCATTTCAAACGCAATACCATTATGATTGGTATTTGAACCGCCTGCGCCAGTTCCTTTATTATATGTTTCGGTCATCTATAATATAAATGACTCTATAGTGCTTTAGTTTATATAACTTTTCAAATCAATTTTTTTATAGCATTTTTCTTTTTGATTTTTTCTTTGCATAAGGGTCTTTTCTTCTTTTGCGTAATGTTTTTTTACGACGACGACCTTGAGCTAATTTTTTTGCCTTTTCAAGTGCTATTAATTTTAATAATTGTGTATATATTATTTCACCTATATTACTTGGAATATACTTACTTGTTGTTGTAATATTAAATGGCAGTGCTAAGTTGATTTCATTAATCTTAGGCAAAATATCAAGTTCATTGGGAGTAGGAGTAAAAACAGCATTGTCTCCATATAAATCATCATCAGTGTAATCATATTTAACCCTAAATCTGTCAAATGCTTGTTGTACGTGATTATGCAGTTTATTTTTAGTGAGTGCTCTATATTTTTCTTCTAATTTTTTAGATTTTTCTTCAAATGTTCCAGTGACTTTATCATGATCGTTTTGACTAAATTCCATGTACGCACCTTTAAACGTTTTAATCTTAAATACTTTACCATTATACATAAATATGTGAGTATCATATAGAGGGTTTGTTAATGGAGTAGGTTTAAAGTCATTTAAACTTTCTACAACATTTTGTTTGTCAACTTTAGCAAATGTATTATGGATCATAGCTTCATAATAAGCTTCCTTTGTATTAATGTCTTTCTGCTTTTCTATAGGATCTTTTGTGTTAGAAGTTCCTAATAAAGATAGTAGCAAATCATCTTTAATCAACTCAACACTAATTGGTTCAATACTATTTGGTCTTGGATGAGTAGTAGTTCCTAATAGACTGTATAAAGCTGTTGCGTCACTAGAAACTTGTGCTGGAGGCTTTTCGGCGACACAAAACTGTGGACTATTTTCCTCTAAACAAAATTGAGGAATAGTTTCTTTAATGCTAAATAATTTTGTTTCGCCATGCTTAATTCTTTGCTCAGCATTTCTATAGGCATCTCTAATACCTCTAACTAATGTGTGTAAATTTTGTTCTGCCAAACAAGCTATTACATAAATTTGTATTAGACAATTGGAATTATAATATGTATTACAATGTGCTTGAATAACTTGTAAAGCTTCGCTCATCAAAATTGGACCGCAACTATTAATATTAGTATTAGTATTAATAGCTGGATTATATTTGTAACCTCTTAATTGTTCTTTATAATAGTTGCTGTATTTTGTATCACAATCATAAGTTGTTGCACCCTCCTTCAACAATATTGAACTACATTCACAGTTTTTTGTATTTTTAGCATCCATATTATATATAATTTCTTTTCCGGGCGAACCAGGCGTTCTAAGTGCTTCTGGAATACAATGTAATATACCCGAATAAAATTCCACAGGAGATTCTTGTTCGGGTGTAAAAAATAGTTCAGGAAATTTGTTTGTTTTTCCAGGTTGGTGACTAAACTTAAAAGCAGGGTTAATAGATTTTCTTAGTCTTGTTTTATATTTATCTGGATATATATCACATAAAAATTCTGCCTCTTGGTCATAAGAGGATATACAATTACCTAAATTAGCAAATGTATATAGTTCCACATTCTTTGGTATATTAATAACATGATACTTTCTTGTTATTATTGCACTATCACTATCTCCGAACTGACTTGAAAGTATAGTTCCGTGCGCATTAATAATGTATGTTGCTACTTGTTTACTCGGAGATTTTGAAGATTTTGGAGATTTTGGACTTTTTTCCATATTATATTATTATGTTATAATAATAAAATATTTTATTATTATACTACTTTTTTGTGTGTTTTTTGCTCTTAAGATTATGTGTAAATCTTCTTCTTCTTATGTGTTTAGTTTTTTTTGGTTTTTTGTATTTTTTACGTAATGTTTTTTTAATACGACGACCCTGTCCTAGTTTTTTTGCTTTTTCTAGTGCTATTAATTTTTTTAATTCATAATAGACTCTAATAGTTAACTCATTATCAACTAACTCACTATCTGTAACGCTTTTAGTAAATGGACGAACGAAGCTAATTGTATTGACTTCGGGCAAAATATCAATGTCATCACCGCGCTCCGCTCTAATTTTACCTATCGCTTTAATTAAATAAAAACCAAGATTATCACTTCTGCTCAATGCTCTATGTTTTTTTTGTAATTGTTCAATTCTTTTATTACGTGGTCCATCAAGCTTGGCATGTTGTTCGCTAGTAAATTCCATAAATGCGTCTTTATAAGTTATAAATTCAAATATTTTAGATTCTATACCAAATCTATGTTTAGATAAATGCGATTTTATTAATGGCAGTGCTTTAAAGTCTGATAGATTTTCTACATAATTTGTAAGAACAACTTTTGTAAGTGCATTATTTTTTGGTTCACTAACTTCATAATAAAAGTCCCTTAAGTTAGCTTTATTTTGCAAATATGTTGTTGGTGGTTCAAATATTAGTGTTTCTGTTGGTGGTTCAAATGTTGGTGTTTCTGTTAGTATTTCTCTTAGTGTTTTTGGTAATATTCGGGGCTGTGAAGTTAAGCCATTAAGCCTTGTTATAATTTGTTCTTTGCTTGTTATTGGGTTAATTTGCTTAACACTTCGTCGAAGAGCAGTGTCTAATGGAACAAGTCTTACGCTATTTGGTGGAAGAGCAGTGTCTAATGATACAAGTCTTGCGCTATTTGGCGGAATAATAGTATCTGGTGTTACAAGTCTTACACTAGTTGGTTCTGGGTTGTATGTTGGAGACCTTTCACTAATACAAGATGGTGAACTATTTAAAGAACTACAAACCAGTGCAGTGTCTCGTGTTAGCGCGTCTTGTGTTGGTTTATAGTAAGGAGTTGCTACTTGTTTTGCGTAGTTATATGACCTCTTATAACCATCAATTAATGTTTTTAAATCCGTTTCACCCAAACATGAAAATATATAAATTTTTATTACACAATTGGGTTCATAATATCTACCACAATGTTCTTTAATAACTTTTACAGCTTCGCTCATTAAAATTGGACCACATTTACTAGTATTACTATTAGGATCATATTTGTAATCTCTTAATTGTTCCTTGTAATATTGGCTATATTTTTTCTCACAATCATAGGGTAAATTAATACTATTAGAAACAATTGAACTACATGCACAATCTTTTGTATTTTTAGCATCAATATTATAAATTATTTCTTTTTTTCTTGAACTGGTTGTTCTAAGTGCTTCTGGAATACAATGTGTTATACCTGTGTAAAAATGCGATGGAGTATTACCATCAGGTGTAAAAAAGAGTTCAGGAAATTTATTAACTTCTCCATGTTCATGACTAAACTTAAAAGCAGGACTATGAGACGACTGTAGGTGTTCTTTATAATTTTTACATATTAAATCCGTCTCTGTTTTATACATCGGAATACACTTTCCTAAAGTATCATGTGTATATAGCTCAACATTTTCTGGTATAGCAATAGCAAAATATTTTTTTGTTTGTGGACTGCCTAATATAGATGTGAGCATAGTTCCATGTGCTGAAATAATGTATGTTGCTACTTGTTTTTTTGGAGATTGTTCCATATTATAATAATAAAATATTTTTATTTACAATTCAAGCAATTTATAGCCGTCGGTGGTTTTAGTTATTCTAAATTCTTGGCTTGAACTATGAATTTTATTATGACAAGCTTCGCATATATTTATTAAATTGGCCTTATGATTTTTATTAAACTCCCCATTAATAATTCCATCTTTTGCATTTTTCTGATATTGTAAATGATGGACTTCTGTTCCTTCGTTGTTATTACATAATTCACACATTCCTCGCAATTTATTTGCATTATAACGGCTCTTTTTCGCTTCTAACACACTAACATTAGATTTATTATATTTATTTCTAATAGCATATGCCCTCTCAATAAAATCTTCAGGTAAGTCCAGTGATTTACAAACTTCAAGCCCATACATAGACTCTCCTGGTCCTGTGCGTAATTTTCTATTATAAATTAATGTCTTTTGTTCACGGTCAAAAAATACACTCATATGATATATTTTCATAGAATCCAGATTTTTCACCTCTTCATATTCTAAAATTTCGTGAAAGTGAGTTGCAAATAAAAAGGTGCTAGCTAAAGCGTGTAATCTCTCTAAACTCGAAACAAAAATGCTTAATGCAGACGTCGATTCGGTTCCGCTACATAATTCATCGCCCAAAATAATGCTTTTACTATTAGCATTTTTCAATATTGTTCGCAATTCGCACATTTCTACAGCAAACGTAGAGAGACCTTTAAAAATATTATCATTACCTAATAGTCGAGTAAATAAATATTCATATGGATAATAAGTAAATTCTTCACACGGCACAAACATACCCGCTTGCGCCATAATAAGCGCAATACCAATAGATTTTATAAAGCTGGTTTTACCTACAGCATTTGTTCCATATAATAATAGTCCGTTATTAGACGCCCCAATTTCTAAATCATTTGTTACATATAATTCATTAGTATTTAATTGCTCTATTAAGCAATGTCTAATTTTTTTAAAGTTAACATATGATTTGCTAGAGCCTTCGCTTTCATCAATAACAGGACGACAATAGTTATACTTTAGCGCATTATAGGCTTTAACATAACATACATCGCTTAGTGCAATAAATTGAGAGATTTTGCCAAGCAGTGAAAATCTCTCGTTTTTAATATTTGAATCTGTATTTGTTACATTTCTATTACTTACATTTGTATTAGTTACAACATTATATATAATGTTTTTGAATTCGCATAAAATAGTTTTATAATTGCTATTAATTTCTTCTATTAGCTCTTCACGTGAATTTTGAATGTCATAACATATGCTATCGATTTGTTGTGAATAAACAATAATATTTGAATTAGCAGATCCGTGATTTTTAAATAATATGCTAGAGAGGTCTATTTCAATAATTTCGCCGAATTTACTATATTTTGAAGTATAATTAATATATTCATATTTTGTTCCCGACTTTTCAATAATCTTTTGTATAATTTCCTTTAAAATTGCTCCTCGCCGTTTTGTAGTAATTAGCATAACCTCATTTTTAGAAGTTTCGTGAAACTTAATATAGCCACCACTAACAAAATCATCATTTATTAGGTGCGGATTTGATATATAATCGCTGTTTTTATCTTCGTTAGTCTCTTTTTTGGATGTTTTTGCTTTTGCCTTAGCTTTGTTCGAATTAGTTGTTTTCGATTTTTCATATTCCATTAATAAATTAGAGAAAAAAGACGCAATTGCCTCTAATTGTTGTCGCGAGTCAACACAATTCTTATATAGTTTATTTAAATTTGTATTATAATTTTGATTAATAAAAAACATAGACTCTAAATCATTGTTATTTAACTTATCAATCACTACATTAAGCTTTGAAAGGTCAAATACATTACTAATATAATTATTAATTTTATTACAAGCTTCGCTAATGTCATAATTAATTATGTTGCCAATGTAAAGTGCTAGTTCCTTATTTTCCTCTATACAAGTAATTTTCTCAAATAAGTTTGAAACATTTGAGAGATTGTTATATAAACTAGCAAAATCACGTGGTTCAATTTTACCTAATACAAGCTTCCTATCTATTTTTTCAATATCTCTCACATTTAATAAATAACCTCTAATTGTTTTGTAAAATTGTGTTTTAATTAAGTGGTCTGTAACATCGTAACTAGCATTTAAACTAGCACCATCGCAAATCGGGTGTAATAAATCATAATTGAATTTGCGTTTACCCGCATTTGTAATACAATTATTTAAAAAGTTTGCTACACAACCTAACTTACCATTATGACGCTGATCACTAATCATATTTAATTGTTTGAGAGAATGATTAGCCAATATTAATTTAGAATTAATATTTTCAAAGCACGGAAAATCAATGTGTTTAATTAGCGCAGGATTATGTTTGTCGATGAAATCAATCAGAAAACATAAACTCTGATTAGCAATACTATAATTTTGAAATTCAAAATTACTTCTGTATGCTCCTGCTCCAAAAATTTTATCAATAAGCGTTTCTTGGTATACTTGTTTTTCACAATTGTTAGCTATTTTCTCGAAACTATCGATTTTGTTATTATTGACTTTGCTATTAATACTACCCTGTTTTTCATCTAAATATATTTTATGTATTTTTTGTGCATTAATATTTGCATAATTAATAACATCATCAATATATGTGTTTTTATTAAGTTCATTATTATTACTTAGTTGCGTGCTATTCATTTTATTACTAATAATAATTACTTCGCTCGGATTATAAATAGAAATATATTTTTCTAATTGGTCATAAGTAGTTGGACTATTCTCATAAGGCTGTGAATATTCATAATTTATTAGTTTACCTGTTAAAATATCAATAATATTTAGCCCAATACTAAGTGTTTCATTTTTAACAAATTTATTTGGTTTGCTATAGTGTATCCACAAGCATAGTGTATTATTGCTTAAATTGGTGCTGCTATTCAAGTTTTCACCATCAGAATTCGTATTGTCATTAGTATCAAAATATGTTCCTGGAGAGAAAATACCCATTAAGCTCCGTGTTGTATTTTTCATTTGTAAATCCTGAGCAAAAATAATAATAGTATATCCATTATGTAGCATACGCCTTACATATTTATCAAGTTGAGGTAGTCCAAATCCCGCCATAACAACATTATCATCGTTAACTGTCGTATTTTTATTAGCTATAACCATATCATTAATTTGAGCAAAATCCACAATATTACTTCCCTCATAAATTCCTTCGCCTTTTTTAATAGCATAACATTCGTAAAAACTGCCAACTTGCATTAGCACCAATGTTTTGTCTCCATAAACTTCCTTGTAGTTTTTAGTATATTCTAAATATTCTTCTACAAGTGTCATATTATTGTATTAATAAAGTATACTCATTATAAATACAATTTTAGCTCTAAATAGTTTTAAATTATTAACTTCGCTGCTATTATTTACCTTTTTTTGGTGCAACATATCCTCCTCCCCTCACTCTACTTAATACATTATTAACATAATTGACATCTTGATTTTTTCCATTTAATTGTACAGAATCTTTATCGTCTTTTAAAACCATTGATGAATTTCCTATTGTTACTAACCTTAAACGCTGAATTCTTAATTCGCTACTCATATTTTCTAAAGGTTTAGCACAAACATTTGATGTTAATTTATTAGTTATTGAACTATAGTCGATATTTTTTTTTAAATTTTCAGAATTATGAGAAGAAAAATTAAACGCTTTCCTTCCTAAAATGAATGTACTTGTTCTATCTGTAACATTACTACCGTTTGAAGGCATATTCTTTGAAACCTGCTTTGACATTTTTATTATATAATTATTATTATATAATAAAAAAAGTTATAATTATTTATTTATTTTTATTTATGCATAATCTCTCTAAAACATTAAAACAATCTCATTGAAAATTTAGACCTATTTTTAACAAGTGGTTTTGGTTCTATAAAAGTTGATTGCTTAGTAATAGGTATAGGTGGTGCAGTTTCGGATTTTGAAACGACTTGGCAACTTAATGAACAACTTGTTAAACACGAATTGTTTGAAGTAACTTCAGGTTCAATAATAGTATTTGTTTCTGAAATAGCTTGTTGAATATTTTGTTCAACAGGAGCAACTTCTTGAGCAGGAGCAACTTCTTCTACAACTTCTTGCACTGGAGCAGTTTCTTGAGCAGGAGCAACTTCTGGCGCAACTTCTGGCGCAACTTCTGGCGCAACTTCTTGAGCAACTTCTGGCACTGGAGCAACTTCTTCTACAACGTCATGTGCTACTTCTTGTGCTACTTCTTCTACAACGTCAAGTGCAACTTCTGGAGCTGGAGCAACTTCTGGTGTTACTTCTGGTGTTACTTCTGGTGTTACTTCTGGAGCTGGAGCAACTTCTGGCGCAACTTCTGGTGTTACTTCTGGCGCAACTTCTGGCACAACTTCTGGCGTTACTTCTGGCGCTACTTCTGGCGCAACTTCTGGTGTTACTTCTGGCGCAACTTCTGGTGTTACTTCTGGAGCTGGAGCAACTTCCGGTGTTACTTCTGGCGTTACTTCTGGCACAACTTCTGGCGCAACTTCTGGCGCAACTTCTGGCACAACTTCTGGCACAACTTCTGGCGTTACTTCTGGCGCTACTTCTGGCGCTACTTCTGGCGTTACTTCTGGCACAACTTCTGGTGCAACTTCTGGCGCAACTTCTGGCGCAACTTCTGGTGTTACTTCTGGCGCAACTTCCGGCGCAACTTCTGGCGCTACTTCTGGCGCAACTTCTGGAGCTGGAGCAACTTCTGGAGCTGGAGCAACTTCTGGCGCTACTTCTGGCGCAACTTCCGGCGCAACTTCCGGCGCAACTTCTGGAGC